ACAGGTGGGACAAGTGGAGTTATCTTCATAGAACGTTTTCTCCTTCTCCAGTTCCTTCAGTTTAGAGTTGAAGGTCTTATCGTATTGTTTGATCTGAATGATCAGACTGTTACACGAGTCCTGTTCCATCTTGAGTTGATCCAAACCACCCGCTGCGATTGGACGCATGGTTGATCGGATATCATGTATCTGACTCTCAATGGTAGTGATGTCGTTTAGTTTCTCTTCACGGTTATCACGTTTGTTCTTCTCCAGACTCTCGACATACTTGGTCTGTGTCCGGATCTTGTACTCTAGGTTCTCTAGATCAGATTGGTTCGCACGTACCTTCTCCTTGATGACAGAGAACTTCTCTTTGAGTATAACATTCATCTTGGAGAATACGTTGATGTCCAGCAGATCCTCGATCACTTCACGTCTGTGGTTCGCAGGTAACTGCATGAATGGCACGAACGAACTACTACCCAACACAATGATCTGGTGGAAAGACTTATGGTTTAGTTTCAGAATGTTTTGTTCAAGTACCTTCTGATACTCTTTACTGTGCGAGTCTTGGTTGATGACCTTGTCGTCACGCCAGATCTCAAACTTGGTAGGTTTGATACCACGCACAACCTTATACTCTGAACCAAGTGCCTTGAACTCTACCTCAACATGACAGTTCTTGTTGTTGACACTATTGACCAACTGACCTTTGGATACGGATCGGTGTGCCTTACCGAACAATGCAAATGACAGGGCGTCCAACATAGTAGACTTACCCGCACCATTCTGACCCACCACTAGTGTGGATGCAGATTTGTCCAGTTGTATATGGGTGAACGAATCACCAGTACTAAGAAAGTTCTTGTACTTTAAAGATTTGAATATAATCATACGAGTTCGAGCGTCTGCGCCTCTACCATTAATTCACGTACCATACCCTTTATGGTATCCTTGTTCAGTGGAGTATCCACCGCATTTATATAACTATACAGTAAATCTTCCGTACTGTCAACTGATATTTCATTATCATTTATAGAACCACCTACAAACTCCTCAAAGTTCTCTGCAATCTTGAGTTCATGTATCTTACGAGAGTTGATCCTGTCAACGAACGCATCAAACAACTTAGGGTCAGACTTGTTGACTACGATCAACTTGACGAACTTATCATCTAGATGTCGTATGTCCGTAAGCATAGGATTCTTCTCTTGATCGTTATAGTAGATCTTCTCGAAGAGTCTTTCGGTATTGACTACCGGAGTAACCTCACGGGTGTCCGTGTCTAGGATGTGGAAGTGTTTGGGGTCATGTGCATCACTCCAGAAGAACTCCATCTGAGAACCAAGGTAGTGTATGTTACCACTCTGTGACTTGGTGTGGAAGTGTCCGGAGAGAACCAGATCAAACCGATTGAACGCAGATGCCCTCATACCATGTGTACAAGGAATACCCGCAGACATCTCAAACCCTTCTAACTCAAGGTGTGCACCGATCACGTCTGCCTTACAACCTTGAATAAACTTCATGCACTCATCGTTGTTGTCCTCGTTGATCCAAGGTATCAGACCCATAGGCATACCATCATAATCAACCACCATAGGTTTCTCGATGATACGTACCTCTTCCATGTAGTGACCGAGTAGTTCTTTAAGTGCATTCAGGTCATTAGTATTCTTGTAGAACACATCATGGTTGCCGGGGATGATATCCATGTGGATCTTGTACTCACGCAACTTCTCCAGAAAGATCTTCCGGTTATGTTCCAACGCACGGAAGTTGATGAACTTACGGTTATCGTAGTAGTCACCAAGGTGTAGTATCTTTGTGATACCGTTGTCACGTAAGTACGGGAAGAACACGTCACGGTAGAAACGTTCTTGATAATCCATCATCACTTCAGATGAGTTACGGATACCACAGTGAGTGTCATTCAGTATTGCTATTTTCATTAAATGTAATCCTCAATTACTCGCAAGTTGCACAACTATTATGAATAATAACATATTTGTTACAAACAATTCAAGCGCTAATATAGTATGATACCATACCCACCTTGTTTTGTATGCATTTTCCATTGACAGATCTTCTGGATCTGGATCGGAGTGTGGGTTTGTGACTCCTTTAAGAGTCTTCCAGAACGCTTTCATATCACATCTCGACTTCTTCATCAAGGAAGTCAGATAGGTCAGAGTCTACACGTCTGCGGCGGCGTTTACGTACCTCCTTCGCATATATTTTAATCTTCTGATCCGTACTCTTGACCTCATCAATACGATCCTTTAGACTGTCAACAAACATTTGAGTCTGACGAATCGCTTCCTCGTTATTACCATCAAGGATTAAAGAAGAGATATCACTCTCTGCAAGAAACTTCATCTTGATGTCTTGTTGTTTCTTTTCCTTCTGAATCCTACGCAGAAACGCATACCATGCAATCTGTGTGAAGTATGCAAATGCATTAGGCGCCTTGGTTCGAGTCGCCTTTGTGATATCGTAGTTGTCGATTGCCTTGAGACAGTTCTCCACTGCGTCCATCACCATCTCTTCTCTGTAGGTGTAACGTACGAAGTTTGCTCTATGGGACAGTCCTTCTGCGATCTTCAAAAAACATCGAGCGATGTAGTCAGTCACGACAGGTCGTGGTTCGCCCTCCGCAGACTTGTCTGTTGCATCCTTAACGTAGTCGACAACCGCTAATGAGAACTCTGCGTTGTTTACGTAATGCGGTTTGTCTTTCGGTTTCATAGTCATCTCCATTTGATTTAGTACACTATAACAAAACTACTGTTGGTTGTCAACCCTTTCTTTGACCCTTCGTCTCAAATCAGATGTGGAAAATCTATGATCCCTTTTGTTGAAGTATATCTCAATACCTCTACTCGCACATATAGCACGTCCTGTGAATGTTCCTGACTTATACTCTGAACCTATGATACGTACATCGATCTGTAGTGCGGATAGGATATCCTCTAGATCTTGTTCAGTGACGTAGGGTATGATTTCGTTGACGTACTCCACTGCATTTAACTGTGTGTAACGTTCAACAACGGTCTGAATGGGTTGGTTCTTCTCTGGTCGATCTAGACTAGGATCTACTTGTAGACCGCATATGAGGTAGTCACACTGAGTCTTTGCCTCTCTCAACATTGCGATGTGACCTGCGTGTAACAGATCGAATGCACTACATGTAAATCCTATTTTCATAAAAAATCACTTGCCATATTGTAAAAGAAATGATACCCTAAAGCCATAGTTCGCCAGGCAATGAATACTCTGATTAGTGAAGAGTAGTCTTTGGATCTGGGAACATTAGGACATTTCCATAATCTGAATCTGAAATATTTTCAAGAACTCTATGTGCTGACAACTTCTCTATAGCACTGGCCATCGTTCTTTCATCTTCTTCATTGCGTTGTCTCAAACGCACCGTTCTTTGTTTACCTGTTTGATGCATCTCATCTACTGCGTCTATATACTCCTTACAGAACATAGGAACAGGTTTACTGGTACTCACGATATGATCAGGGTTGATCACCATGTAGTCCATGTTGTTTTCTTGCATAGTCATCCAAGGACGTAGACCATAGATTTGATCTTCATCTTCAGTCCAACTAATAGTAAGCATCATTGCATTGCGTACAACCATCTCTTTACTATGTTCATCAGGCCACTCCATGACCTCACAGATCATTTCCTCACCGGATGCCATTCTTACTTGTAGGAAGTTCTTTTCTAAAAATATCATATAGGCACCTGTGTAATCTTAAAAGGGAAACGTTCTCTACTATATATCTTAACTCTTTCAGCGCTATGTAACAGAGTGAAGTTCTTTTTAGACTTGATATGAAGATCGTCCGCAATGTCATATAACCTTGTAGTACTACCATCGTCTGACAATCTCAGTCCTCGTCCGATTGATTGTAGAACTCGAATCTGAGACTTGGACGGAGAAGCGAATACAATGTTATGAATATTTTTAATGTTAATGCCAGTACTAAAAGTACCAAGTGAGGCCAGAACAATACTATTCTTTTGCTTATCGACAATATTCCGTATTTGTTCTCGGTCTGCGGTTTTGGTCTCTCCTGATACAAAGAAGAATCGTTGTCCATCTTTTAACTTGTCCTCAATTAGAGGCCGTAGAACCTTGCCGTGTTTATCCACAAGGTTGAACAAAACAAGAGTGTTACCCTCCAGAGATGCTGCAAGGTTGGCGATAAAGTTATTTCGTTTCTCATATCGGACAATGAAATCGATCTCATCTTGATAACTCCTTCCGTCTGTGAGTTGACATAGTTCACGTTTATATTTGAGTAGTATGATATCTATATCTAACTTAGCGAGGTGTTTATCTTCTTGTAGTTTTACGGTGGTAACTGACGTATATGTGGGGCCAAATAAACCTTCCAACACGAGTTTGTGTACGGTAGTACCATCCAAAGTACCCGTAGTACCAAACCTATACTCTGCTTCGATAGACTTGTTCATGATCGATGACAGAGACTTAGACTTAAACCCGTGTACCTCATCACCCACAATACAACCAAACTGTTGAAACCAAGGCGAACCTAGTTTGTAGATTGATTGCCATGTAGATATGATAATAGGACAGTCTGTCTGTTTATCCTTACCAGAATAGATACGGTGTACGTTCTTCTCTACGTCATACCCGTACTCATAGAAGTCCTTGTACATCTGTTCGACCAGAGATGTTGTGGGAACAATCAGTAACAACTTCTTGTTGTGTTGTGCGAGATACCACCTTGCGAGAATATAGATGATAAAAGACTTGCCAGATCCTGTAGGACTTAGTATAATGGCTCTCTTGTTCTCTATACCATGTACTATAGCATCATATTGATAATCACGTGGTTTGAATGGTAGATTCAGAGAGTCAATGAACTCCTGAAATGCCATGTGAGGAACTTTGTTCTTGTCGTAAGGATAACCATACTTACCTTCCTCAACCTTGATACCATAACCACGTTCACCTGCAAACTTACGCAATGAGTCATACAGACCTACATTGAGTTCACCATTAGTACGGTTGAACAAACGAATCTTGCCATCCCAGATTCTCTTCTTTACCGCAGGCATGAACTTAGCGCCAGGCACTTCAAAACAGAAGTGTTCAGAGATCTCAGAAACTATGTGAGGCGCACACTCAACCATCTGCAACATCGCATAGTTTCTCATTTTAAGTTTGATTACTTCCATTATCTAATTAGAACCCTGCTTCGAACTGTTTCCATCGTATGATATTACCAATTGTCTGGTGTCTCCACTTCAACGTTTCTAGTATTTCTTTCAAGGTATCTATACATGTGGTAAGGTATTGGATTTTTTTCTCACTGTTCACAAGGTCTTCGTCAGTCTCGATGAACTGTTCTTTGAACTTGTTAGTGGTTGCACTGCGACCTTCGTACGGATCATAGTCCCATCCAAAACGATCGATCTCGTCCTTGGACATCTTACCTTCGTAGTATAGATACTTCCACTTCATGAGTTCTTTCTGTTTGAACTCTGCGTCTTTTAGTTTTAGTTTGTAGGTTGCATGTAGTTCCAAGTACTTACCGTGGTTCTTGGATGCTTCTACGGATGATGCATCTAGTGCCATCATTTCAATCTGAGAGTCTTTCTTCCACTCAGTTAATATAGCTTCAAGGTTCATTTTTTATCCTATAAGGGTAGTCTTAATACCCAGCCATTATATCAGTTAAACTCGAAATAGTCAAATCTAAATGTCGCTTGAAACGACAAGAACTGCTCCTGTGAAGTTGATGCAAGGTTGATCATTCCTACACTAGTAGGGAACCCATTTATATATCTAAACGTTCTGTTGACGTTATTGTGACTTGATAGGATTGCGACTGTGATGTCGTTGTATGAAGATCCCTGATATCCTTTCTGTGGGTTAGATTCCACGGATGCGGATGGGAGTCTATGTTGATTAGATGTTGCAGCAATCATCCAGTTGTACAACTCTCGGTATGAGTTCATATCCTCGTCTAACAGGACTTCCATCGTAAGTGTACCAAACTCAGCGGCATCTCCTACAAAGGGTACACTGTTGACCCGTGAGAAACCTAACTCTGCTGAAGGTAAGTTTACATCTGGGTGTGATACGGTTTGTGCGTAGAATTGCAGATTAGGAAAGTCTCTCCTACTGATAACTATCTTGAACCCTGACGGTTGCAAGTAGTTGGTTCCACAATCAAATGTGTTGGTCGCCATGTCTTATACCTTTGGTTTGTATGATTGTATTTATACTGATTTTATAGTCATCTTTATTGTGATCATTAATCATATCAAACACCCCCTTTTGAGGGTTTTTCGATCATATATGATATCAGAAATAAAAGGTTGACTTTGCAGGCTACATACTGTATAATGTGTTACATTGAGATGAGGTTATAATGATATTAAGTCACACAGATGCCCTGTTCGCGGCAAATGCATTCGATGAGTTCTTCGGTAGTATCGATAGAATCGATGAGTACATGCGTAGGATCAAGATGGAGAGGATGGATGAGTTCCCTCCCTCTCTGCCTGGCATGGGCCCTGAAGAAGATCTATTCAGTAACTTTGATATACATCCGTCTGAGATGGAGTTTACTATCATCGACACTGCGTCATACAAGTTCATGAACTACATGGAGATCGTCACTTCTGCACCTGTAGAGAAGTCGATCCCTGGCAAGACCATGAAGTGGTTGATCAAAGAAAAGAACACCGGTATGGTTGCGGGTATGATCCGTCTCGGTTCTCCTACTATTAATAGCAAACCACGTAACGACTGGTTGGGTAGTCCCCTTGACAGTCTAAACCCTGCGATCATGGAGAGGTTCAACGCCTCCGCGATTATGGGGTTTAACATAGTACCGACTCAACCATTTGGATTTAACTATCTGGGTGGTAAGTTACTGGCTGCAATCTGTTGCAGTCACTTTACACGTGATGCACTCAACAAGAAGTATGATTCTAACTTCTGTATGTTTGAGACTACATCACTGTATGGTTCAACAAAGTCTGCCTCGCAGTATGATGGTATGAAACCATTTCTGCGATTCAACGGTTTGACAGACTCAAACTTCTTGCCACTAATCAATGACAACACTTTCCGCAGACTGAGTGATTGGTTCATTGATAAGAACGGTGGTGAACCCTTGGTTCCTGTGGATGCATCCTCTCGCAAACTCAAGACACAGACCAAGATGGCATCGATCATCAAAGCCTCTCTCAAAGTTCATGATGATGTTGCCTATAAGAAGTTCTGTCAAACCTACGATAATGCAAAGGATCTGACTGAACGAAAACGTTCTTTCGTATCCACGTATGGTTATGATAATGTACCTCAGTATCTAAACCTCGAAACAGATACATTGATCAAGAAAGAAAACTACGACAGGTTCTCTCTTGAGAATGTTACTGCATGGTGGAAGAAGAACGCCACCAAACGTTACGACAAACTAAAATCTGAAGGTCGGTTGAGACGTACCGTAGAGACTTGGAACGTCAACGCAGACGATATCGATATAATTAGGTGACATGTTATGAGAACATCTTATGAAGATTTGACATCAAAACTATTAGTAGAGTATGGCAGCCAATGGGCATGGGAGTATGACCTATACGGCAAACCTTTCATTCGGGACTTCCGTCCTACCGCAGGTGAATCTGCTAATGAAAGTGGAAAACTCTTTGAGGAGGTCGTGCACTTTTCGATCAAATCCTTAGACATTCCCCATACCCCTCAACCACGTTTCAAATGTCACTTCGGTTTGACTCGGCGTGGAGACTTTGAGGTTGACTTAAATGGCAGAGTCGTCCATATTGAGTGTAAACAATTAGGTAATGCAGAATCTCACTTCGATAAGTTGTCCCATTGCCTGATGAATCTTGTGCATGGTTGTTACGGTAAAGAGTTTTGGTTGGTGTATGACTACAACAAGAATATTAAAAGAAGTGGAATGCGGAAGATCAAAGCGTTACAAGAACGTTGTATAACGATCAAACAGATGTGTCAGTTGCAAGGTATTACGTTCGAATTGTATACCCACGAAGAAATGTTCGCAGCATTGGAGGACACGAAAAATGGCACAGTCCGATAACTTACGTCACATACAGAGACTTTCGGGGGGTGGTAAGACTACCTACAAAGAAGGTGCAAAGACCGAGAACATGGTTGCCACCGCAGTTCAATGTGTTTTCAAAACATTAAAGAATAACCATCCCAACCTTGAGTTTATGCACATGAAGAAACACTCCAAACAGATGTTTGCGGAGTCAATCGGTGTAGTAGACTATGTCCCCTCAAACGATAAGTCTTTTGTCAATCCAGACGGTGGTACTATATGGGTCAAGAAGACTTACTCTGACGGGTCAACTTGGTATCCTATTCTCACCTCCGAGGCAAAGAAACAGGGCACCAACGATAAACTCCTTGCAGAAGGTAAGAAGAAACAGGCACAGGGCAACGCAATAGAACGTGCATACAAGAACATAGAAGAGTTTCGTTGTCTCTACGAGGCGTACCCTTGGTTCTCCTACTTCATCTTCTGTGAGGGATGTGACTTTGAGGAAGGGTCATCTATACTTGATCGTATGGATGCGATGACACGTTATCGTCCTAGGAACAAGTCCTATGTCACGGATGAGAAACAGTTGGTGTCCTTGTACATAAAACCAGAAGGGTTCGAACAGAACTTTATATATACCAAGATGTTAGAATCCGCAGAACTGATCATTAAAATCATAGAGGAAGAAAGTTGAAAGTAAAATTGGTAAGTCATTCACAAGCACCAGACCTTAACGAGTCTGCATTAGATCTAGTGGCATATTGTGCACGTGTATCTAACCCGTCTAATCAGAACAACAAAGAGACGAACGAGAAACTGGTAAAGTATCTCATGAGACACAAACACTGGTCTCCTCTAGAGATGGTCAGTGTCTGTTTGGAAGTAGAAACCACACGAGATATCGCACGTCAGTTGTTGCGCCATCGTAGTTTTAGTTTCCAAGAGTTCAGTCAACGTTATGCGGATCCGTTAAAAGACTTAGAGATGGTACCTCGCGAGGCAAGGTTTCAGGATCTGAAGAACAGACAGAACAGTATACCTATTGATCAAGATGACGAATCTCAAAGAAGGATCAATGAAGATTTTCGGATGAAACAGATGAAACTCATTCACCAGTCCAAAGAGGTTTACAACTGGGCAATCGATAATGGTATTGCAAAGGAACAGGCACGTGCTGTTCTACCAGAGGGTAATACTGTGTCTAGGTTATATGTGAATGGAACGTTACGGTCGTGGATACACTACATTGAGTTACGTAGTGCGAACGGTACACAGTTAGAACACATAGACCTCGCAATCGAAGTTGGACGTGTGATCGCTAAAATCTTTCCTCTAACCCCACAGGATTGATAAGATGGATCTCCTTGCGGTGGTACTTATTATTATTTGTATGATGATCTTATACGAGATACATGACAGAAACGAATAGGTGCCATCCTTGGCGATCTTACTTTAGTCCTCTTCTGGTGCAGTTGCATCTGTGCCAGTCTTGGTAGCAACATCTTTAATCAAGTTAGATGTTACGTCCAATACACCGGCGGATACACCAAAGACATCTGAACCGACACCTTTAATAACACCACCAGTACCGTCAATGGTTGCATCGACAGTTGAACAAGCAGACAGAACCAATGCGAACGCAATTGCAATTATACGCATAGTAATCTCCTATCCTGTAATTCCGAGGGTGGTTTCCTGACCCACTTATGTGCAGTGCGTACCACTTGATACGCAGAACATCTTCCATGTACAGTTATTTATAAGACTTCAATTAGATGCCCAAACCCCACTTAGGCATCTAATCAGATGTTACCACCCCGATTTAATTCTCGTATCAAAGTGATATTGTTTGCATTCACGTACTGTCTCTGCAACACCTTTTTCTACTTCTTTCTTACACATTTTGTTCAACTCAATAGTACCATTGGTTGCACTAAGTGTACCAAAGACAACAATCGCCCAAAAAACTATAGTCATATTCTACTCCTGATTTACACAAATAAAAAAAGGGACTCCGAAGAGTCCCCTTAAAATCGCCCAGTAAACTGGATCTAATTTTTATACCTTTCTTATGTGAGGATGTTGTCCACACGGAAGATTCGGTAGTACTGGTTAGTACGTACAGCAGCCAGACCGTCAGATCCGTCAACGTATGGGTTTGAAGCCATTCCGTAACGAGTCTTGAATCCGATGCGTGGCTGGAAGTCGTCCTCACCAACCGCACGAACCATCTGTAATGGTACGTATGGGCAGTAGAAAACACCAGCGTCATATGGGTTAGTACCCTTATAACCTACAGTTACGTAGTCGCCAGTTGCATATGGATCGATGTATACTTTAGTACGACCGTTCAGTACACCAGCAAAGGTGTTACCAGTGTCATCAACCTGAAGGTTGGTAGACAGGGCAGGACTGTAGTCAAGCATACCAGCAGCAACAAGTGCAGTAGCAACATCTGAAGAACAGATGACTACGTTACCCTTACCACGGCGAGTTTCTTTCGCGATCACGTTACACTCACGTTCGATCTGAACAAGCAGACCCTTGAACTTCTCAACTGACCAACGACCATCAGCATCAGATGACAAGTCAAAGATACCTTTAGTAGTTACGTTAGCTTGACGAGCACCAATCTTAGCCTGTGAGTTAATAGTACGGATAACTTCACGGTTGATTTCAGAAAGGATCTCAGTAGACAGAATGTTTGCCAACTCAGTTTCAGCGTCCAGACCGTGGATTGCTTTCAGGTCTTGTGCCAATTCTAAGGTGTACTCTGCCTTCAGTGCACGTGACTTAGCAGTTACAGTTGACTTCTCGATGGTGAAACCCATCTCTGCAAATGACTCGCCAGTGTTACCCAAAGCTTCTGCTTCAGCAGTGCTGTACAGGTCGCCTAGATAAGGAACGTTAGATGCACCAGAGTCGACAATAGAACCGTCTCCGTTTGTATCTGTTACGCCTTCAAGACCAGTAGAACCACCGTTTGCAGTAGTTGCTGAGTCTCCAGAGAAACCAACAGCTGCTTCGTTGAACAGTGCCTCGTCTCCACTTGCTACGCCAGCTTTAGTAGTCTTGTATCGCGACTTCATTGCGAAGATAAGACCAGTAGGGCCAGACATAGGTTGAACACCACAGATGTCGTATGCCATTAGGTTAGGCATAGCGCGGCGAACAAGTGCGATCAATACTGGGTTCCAGTTTGAAGCAGCACCAGTACCACCATCTGCACTAGATACGCCATTACCAGCAGCGTTTCCAGCAGTTTCGATTAACTGACCGTTCATTGCAGCTTCCTCACGGAAAGCGTGCTCTTGGTTCTCAAGAACGGCAGCGGTTACAGCACGGCGATGAGAATCATCGATTTTTCCCGCACTCTCTTCGTTGAGAATGGGTGACCACTTCTCAACTAATTTATCATAGGATACTTGCATTAGTATACTCCCTTACTTATTTGTGTTTTTGATTGCGTTCAAGTACTGATTCATCACAGAATTAACTTCCTGTGGTTCAGCAGTCCAGTCTTCGGTGACTTCTTCAGTAGATGCCGCGGGTACGTCCTTCTTGAAGTACGACTCTTTGACAGTCTTGACTTTTTGTTGAAAAGACTCTTCGTCTTCAAAGTCAAGTGCTTCTACTAATGAAGCGAGTTTTTCTACCTGAGTGTCAGCGAGATCACCTGACGCTTCGCGAATAATCGCTGCACGTTGGAATGATTCGATTTGCTCAGACATACTAAGAACTTCCGCAGTCCGTGAGTTAAGAGACTCTTCGAGTTCCTCAACTTGGTCTGCAAGTTCATCAACTAAGTCAACTTTGGACTCAGGAACTGTAACATAAGACTCTACGAACAAGTCTTTCAACTTATCCATGAAACCTTCTGCGACTTCAGTACGAAGTCCTTGCTCTACAGCAAGTTTGTTCTCAGACATCCAATTTTCAACTACGTAGTTTAGGTAAGAATCAATCTTCTCTACGAGGTCAGAACGAGTTACGGTCAGTTCCTCTTCGAGTCGAGTTTGATAATCATCTTCTAAGCGTTCGATTTCTTCGGACAACTTAGACTTAATTGCAGTCTCAAAAATAATGGCAGTTTTCGATTTGAACTCATCTGATAAAGTAGCTTCTGATTCTACTAAAGCGTCCAGTTCGTCAGTATAGTTAAACTCAGGCAGTTCTACTGCATCTTCGTCTACGTCTACTTCCAGACCTTCCATTTTAGTCGCCATAGCTGAAAGGTGTTGTTTAGACATACCTTCCATCTTTTTATACATGGCGTTGATCATTGCTGCCTTAGTTTTGGGAGAACCGTTAGGTTCGTCCTTATTTGCGGTATCACCTTTGCGCTTAGGTGCGGGTTTAGTCGCATCTCCCGCTTTATCGGTTGCCGCAATAGACTGCTCTTCATCTCCTACTGGCATTTTCTGAGCACTAGCTTCCTCGATTTCTGGAAGCTCGATGTTTTGGTCTACATCAGACATAACATTTTACTCCTAATAGTTAGATTTTAACAACGAGAGGAAACGCTTGTACTCTCGAACCTGCTTCTCGTAGAGATGCTTTGTCGGAGTGGTTAGTATTTCAGTCTCCATATTTTCAATGACTTGAGGTTCTATAACACCATTGTTCCAAACCCAATCTACACCTTCCATGATACCATTTACAAAGGCACCAGGCGCTGAAGGATCTTGGACAATATCTACGGTATTAAGAATGAAGTCGTCACGTACATACATCGTGCCGTTCTTCGACTCAAGACTACCCATGCCACGAGTTGACACACCTAGTTGAACACCACCTTCAAGAAGACCTTTAACAATCTTACCCATTGGAGTATCCAATATCTGTGCCTTTCCTACCACATCATTTCCCTCGAACTTGAGGTCTGTGATGAGGTGTGAAACTTTGTCTAAGTTAACGGTTGGCCCTTCGGGGTGGTTTAGTTCCCCAACCGCACGTTTCTTAGATACTTGTTCATCAACGTAACGACCTACTGCCCTTTCCATAATTGCTTTAGGGTAGATACGTCCGTTGCGATTCTTTTGGTCTGCTTGTGCAAACACACCTTCGATGACATAATTCTTGTCACCGTTTTCTTTTTTCTCAACGATACACTGGATATCGTTTTCTTGATATTCTGCGATAAGCTTCATTAGAACTCCTTTGCGAAAGCGATTCCCGCCTTCTCCGCTTCTTTTTGCGAACGAAAGGTATCTAACTTGTCACCATCTATATAGGTGGTAAACTTACCCTTCTCTTTATGCACCATAACTGTGTGCCGGTTTACCTTCTTGTCGAACATGTGTTCGCCAGGCGGCATACCTTTAGATCTTTTTTCGCGGATTTGTTGAAACGTTTTCATAAGAAATCTCTAGTCTTGTACAGAATATTTATACATATTCGGATCTAGACTTCCTCTTCCTCTTCCGTTTCCATATCCTCTTCAGGTTCGGAGTCGTCCAGATCTTCTACGTCAACTTCTTCCTCTTCCGGTTCAACGTCCGCTTCGGGTTCGCCGTCACCATAAATATTAGATGCAATCTTGATCTTTGCTTGATCCATTGCATCAGAAAGTCGATCACTAACCATGTCATTAAACTGTGCTTCCGCACCAACAAAGTTCTGATCTTCTACTGACTTCAAAAAGTCTGCAATCGGGTTTGGTGCATCGATAGGATCTGCTCCAACTTCACCTACAACTACGTCATCATCTGGCATTATTAAGACTCCTCATCTTGTTTATCATCTTTATCTACCGGTGCCTTTTTAGGTTCCGGTTTCTTTGGTTCCGCAGGTGGTTTACCCACAGGTGGTTTTTCTTCTTTCTTATCATCCGGATCGTCAATCTCTCCAGACGAAATCTCGCCGTTGATCTCTTTCTCCATCGTCTCGATGTCTTCATCAGAGAAACGCATGACATTACGCATCATCCATTCTTTAGATATGTATTCACCCACGAACCCTACCATCTCGTTCATGAGTCCTGCACGTTCTCTAAAGATTTCCATCTCCTTCAATTCAGTGAAGTGATTATCACGAACGAAGTCAATGTATATATTGTCCTTCCACTCTTCCCAATCTTGTTCTGTGATGATAGACTTGAGAACTAGTTGTTTTCTCAGAATACCAAGGAACAGATTTGCGAATCGTCTGCGTAGTTTGTCAATAAACTTCTGGAACTTTACCTCATCTCTTGAGATCTCTGTAGATCTACCCATAGAGAACTGTGATTCTTGTTCCAAACGATTCACTGGGACATTCAGAGAACGGTATAGTCTCTTCTGAAAATAAATGATATCATCTATCTGTCCCAGATTATCGCCGCCTGGCAGTGTTGATATCTCGGTACCACGTCCACCTTCTTTACGTGGTAACCAGAAGTCTTCAAGCATACTCATATGCTTACGGTCATCTTTGAGTTGACCAGTACTCGCATCATAGACTAACTTGTTACGATACTTCGCCATGATGTCTTTCATGTATTCGTTTGCCTTACCACGTGGCATGTTACCCACATCTATATAGAAGATTCTACGTTCGGGTGCACGTGCAAGACGATAGATTACAAGACTGTCTTCCATCATACGCAATTGGTTGATGGGTTTTAGTGACTTATGTAGGTGTGACAAGATCTTCTTTCTAGACTCGTCCAGTACACCAGATGTCACATAACTTACAGCGTCCATAGACAATTTGACAGATGAGTTGGTTTGGCCGGGTTTCTCGTCATAGACGTAAAACTCTTCTACCTTATCAACTATCTTAACGTTTGTCGCCTGGTCTTTCTTGTACTTAATTTCTTTTACTTTACGGATCCGTGCAGAATCGATGTGACGGATCTCTTGTATACCTGCTTTTAGGTTAGAGTCGTTAACGAGTAGGTGGTGTACACATCGTCCGTCAACGTACCACGATCTGAAAATGTCGTGACCTAGATCGTTGAAGTTCAACATACTAATTACTTTGTCAAACTCCAATCGAATTGTATCTTTGATTTTATCGTTTGCTTCGATATCATCTAGTGAAATCTTTACTGAGGATTCCAACTCAGAGGCAGTGATTGCTTCATTTACGATCTCTTCAATCGCCATATCCACTTCTGGATGTTGTGCAACTCCACGGTAGCGCATGATTAACTGGTGGTTATCTTTTGCTTGATCCCCATCCATGTTAATGTATTGTCCATAGTAACCCGCAGCACTGGTGACATAACCTGCACCGTCCGGATCGGTAGGAGTTACTGGAGACTGGAGCTTCTGGACAGCTTGTCCTTTACCTGCTCTCTTGATCTCGAATCCAAATAACTTTAATATACTGCCGTTTTCTTCTGCCATACGTATTCTCTTATAAAATAAAGGGAGCCCGTTTGGACTCCCTAATATTTAGTCTTGCATTAAGATGTTGTATTTGATTCCCAATACTGGTAAGCAAATGTCACATCAAATGTTTCGATCTCACCTTTTGTATCATAACTCAAACTAATCGCACCGACAGTTTCGGGGAATGCACCACGAATGTCAACACGTTTGATAACAGACTCATCACGATCGAGTTGTTCAACAAAAAGATCAGTCTGATAATCAACAGGGTTTACAAGACCTGAATTGCTCTTGTGTCCGTTGATACCGTTAGACCATCTCTCCATTGCGTCACGAACGCCAAAGTTTGTGTCATTGATTATGGTTACCGTCCAAGGTTCAAATGTTCTCTCGGATGCCATCTTCAGTTCACGACCTCGGAAGTTAACAACAAAGTTACCTACCTGAGACTGTGGAAGTTGTGCGGTTTTACATAGAAATGAAGTCTCTTCCGCATCACCACCTGCATATGCAGGGAAATTGATAGTGCATCGGAAAAGGTTCGCTCTAGCGCCTCCGCCACGGAGTTTTGACTTGAAGTCATCTACGCCTAAAATTGCCATTTCTTATTCTCCTTAAACCGCGCCAACAATTTCTTCGAAATCTACACCGGTTCTAACTGCTACGAAGTTTAACGTTACGTAGTTGATAGATCGTGCAGGCTTCACGAAGATTGAAGCGACGAATGAGTTAGTGTCGATAATCTGACCAGTGTTATTTGTTTCATCACAAACTACACGGAAGTCGGTAATACCTCGACGCCCTTGAACTTCCCGAAGGAAAGGTTCTACAATGTTTACGAACTCAGCACGAGAAAACTCGTCATTGAACTCGAATAACACATTTTGTGCAGCACCCTTAATTGCTCTTTCTAATACTAGGAACAGTCTACGAACGTTAATACGGTCGAACGCTGAAGGTTTACCTAGGAAAGTCTTGTCACCCTGTAGAGTAATACCCTGTCCTGGCAAGTTAGCGATTGGGTTAACACCTGCTTTATATAGTGTGTCTCTTTGCGAACGAGTTGCGTTGTATGCAATAGAGGTTACACCAAGATAGTTACCACGTCTTGTACCTGCGGGAGAGAACCAAGGAGCAGCGACATCATCTGTCGACGCCATTAGTCCAGCAGTGGACGAAGCAGCAGGGATAAACGTATACTTGTCGTTGTACTTATCGTACACTTTCAAGTAGTTGTTATCAACCACCAAGTAAGAAGACTTAGTAAACGTAGCAGCAGTAGTAGTGATGTTAGTAGTAACCGTTGCGGGGTCAGTAACACCAACAACCGCAGCACGGTTAGGAGATGTAACAACAACACAGTCTTTACGTTCAGTAGCAGTAGCGACCAAATCGTTAACAACAGTTGCTTGATCTGTACCCGAAGATAACGAGGGTGCGATCAACATGTCTATCTGAATAGTGTTTTCGTCTTCGAATTGATCGTGAGCGGTACTAAACTCTCCCGTGCCTAAGACACCAGAGTTTACACCGTACGCGAGTGAACCAGTTTTGGGTGAAGTTGTTTGATCCGCACCGTGAGAAGCATTAGTGAATGCTGAAGCAGTAGATTCTGCGCCATATACACCGGGCTTATTAGCACCCCAAACATATGAAGAACGGTCATCAAGTACGTCAAGAATGTAGTTCTTAGCACCGTCAGATGTTTTTGCATCACTAGCAAGAGAGACGTTAGCAAACGTTTCCAAAATAGTGTTAGGGGTTCCAGAGAAAGTACCATCTTCGTCTACAATCGCAACGTGAACTTCGTCAAGTGCAGCAGCACCATCAGCAGAACGTGTTGAAACATAGTCAGATGTACCGGGCTTTGCGTCAAATGCACCGCTGTATGCCCAACCATTCCATGCGGAATCGCGTGAACCACAGACAGAGACTGACAGAGAGTTACCAGCATCACCAGCATACTTTGCAATGAAGTTTCCAACCGCAGTAGACTTTGAGTTATCCCAGTCATCTCGATTAGAGATCAAGTCTACTGTAGAACCACTGTCTACTGCATTCTTTGCAGCAGAAGTCGCACCACGTACAACGTAGAGACTGTTGGAATATTTCAAAAACTGATTTGCAGATAGGAACTCAATTGCATTTGCATCGGTTGAGAATGAGGGGTCGCCAAAGTTACTTACCAGTTCGCCTTCGTTGCCGACGAGTACTGGTGTGTTAACTGGGCCCCAAGCAAAGTTTCCCACAATCGCACCAGTAGAAGTAGTTACGCCGGGCACTATGCCTGACAGATCCACCTCTTTGATGGCAACATTCGGGGATTCAGACCTTAGAAGAGCCATAATCGTATCCTTTTATTTTCGTTGAGTTATGATAAGTAACATAATACGGAGAATTAATTCAATGCTATTATTTATAACTTAATAATTCTCTACTTCCCACGGTATATGCCAACCCTTATCCTTCAACTCGTCTTGCATCTCTATATGGTTTATTGCATCTTCTCCATCATCAATAAACCCAAACGGTACCATATCTGCTTCGATCTCTGCCATCTGTTGTTCAAACATCATCTGTTTCAGATTGATATCAGTCATGTCAGAGAAGTATTGTGTTGTGATAAAGAAACCAAACATTACGAGGTTCATCATTAGATCATCGTGGTTACCATCGGATGCCTCATAGGATTGACCCTTAGACACGAAGGTAGATATCTCCATGATGGTATCTTCGTCAACAATCTCTAGTTTCCTTTCTTCTAGTAGATCCTTGATACCAGAACAACCCAATCGTTTGACCTTACGGTTCATCTCAATACCGATTGCATTCTTCTTGACCGCAGACTCTAGGTGTATATTCTCGTACTCTAGATCATGATATAGACCGTTGCACACCACTTGTCCAGCATCATTTGACTCGATTATCACATATGCTTGATTGTAGGCATTCGCAATCTTATAGATAATATCAGGAAAGAGTATTGGCGAAATACGATTATTGCGATACACCGCGACCTGTTTAAAAGGTCGGACTGTTACATCGATCACCGAAAAGGTACTATAGTCCAATCCCCTTCCTTTTGCTACGTCAACACATACGATGTAGTCATGTTTTGGTTCACAGTCTGTGTAGACTTTGACCGATCCATTTTCTATAATTCTTTTGGGTGGAGTTGCCCTAAAGTTTAATAAGGTTTCTGCACCTATAAGAGTGTCACCTGTTCCAAAGAAAGTATTACCAAACTCTTGGTCAAACTGTAGTTGAGATGTATTAGAAATTGTTTGTGATTTCCACTCTTCGTCTCTGCCTGGCACATCCCACCAGTTAACAGTGAACGGTTTGTATTCATTGACCTTCTGTACCGCACCTTCCCAGATCTTATGGAACTGATTACCAATACCGTTCGCGGTAGAGGTGATAATAACCTTGGTATCCTTACCCGCAGATACTACTGGATAGGTTGATGTATAGAACTCAGCGGCACGTTCGACAAATGCAAACTCATCGAGAAATAGTAAGTTGACCGACATACCTCGAATAGAACTACCAGAGGTTGCGGATGCGAGGATACGAGAGTTGTTGGAGAACTCGATCGACCCCTTGTTAAGTGCACGGCATCCTGGCTGTAAAAAGAACGGTAGGTTCTCTAGTGCAAGAGTGACTCGCGACAACATCTCACGAGCAGTCGCGCCTTTGTTCGCAAGTACTGCAATGGTTTTCTCTGGATGAAATATTGCATACCATAAAAGATATACCACCGATGATATACTTTTACCTGACTGTCGACATGCAAGAACGATACTGAACCTTTCGTTTTCGAAATGTTTAAACATCTGTTCTTGATAATCGTACAAATTAAAGTTGACAAGACCTTTATCCAGTGATATAATCTTCACGTAGGTTCTTGCAAAGTAAGCAGGATCTTGCATACACTTCGCGTATTCACGAACGTCATGTTCAGTCCACGGTTGTGTAACCCCATCGCCCTTGACGTTGGGGTTTCCCATGTAATGATCAGTCATGTGGAGTTATATCTTTTACTGGTTCTGCCAACATGCGTTGGAGATCGGTCGCACTACCAATGAAGACGTTGTTATTTGTCACACCTTTGGGGGTGTCGTCTTCGGGTTTAGTGATGTCTTTGTTTTTCTTCTGAAGATCCATAAGTTTATCGGTAACGTCTGCGACATTCTTTATCATACCGGACAAGACTTCAAACGCACGAGGGTGTTCACTTTCCCGTGCGACTTCCATCATCAAATCCAGACCACGCTTACCATTTTCAATTAACTCCATATAGGTGTCTCTTGAAGTCTCGTAGTCATCCTTAATCTTTTTTTCTTCACCTGTCATACATCATCCTGTTTAGTTTGTATCTTCAGTCAGTGCTGTCAGATAATATGTAAACGTAACCGCATTTGACGTGTCTGCAATCTCGCGTAATGTAAACGAGATTTGTGCTTGACAGTAGATGGCATTACCTTCGCCCGGTTCAGCAGTTGTCACGTTCCATGTTCTGTCGGCGTCCAACGTTTCCCATACTCCGAAGTTGCCGGGAGTACCTGCATTTGATCCATTTAGACTGACCAATGTAGCTTGGATTTCAAAATCACTTGCGTCAAAACCTGAACCTAGGTCATCAACCCAAGCACCCAATAGTTCAGTATCAGTACTTCCTACGGCAGAAAGGGTTAGTGCCCTCGCTGTTCCTACGACAGGACTACCAGTACCACTGAATATTACCGAAGAGGTTGCTATATCTGGAGATTGACCTATCGAACCGAAACTGTCTGGGTTTGTAGAGAAAAGAGGTCGTTGTACATTAGGTACACTTGAGACCGTCATGTCTCCTATGGTAAATGCCTTTGTTTTCACTGCGGTCGCACCATAGGATGCAGCCAGATTCATGGTATAGTTCTCTATTCTCGGAGAAGGTAGATCTGCATCTGTCGCAATATCCACATCGAATGTCGAGGAAGTAGAAGTTGTGTGAGAAATCTCTCCAAATGGTTTGTTAGATGAAGAACCAAAGTCATCAAAAACTTCTGGTAATGCAAAATGCACTTCTGTACCTGCGGCAACTGCTCCGGATTCGGTGTTACTTGAAGACATGTTTACCCATCCAGAACCCGTGTTGATACTTGTTATCGTAGAACCAGAAGGGAAGTCAATCCCACGCACTTCCATACCGGTAACGAGGTTCTGTACGTCTGACAAATAAATTATCGGAGAACTTGCACTGACTATACTACTAGTTGTCTTGGGTCTTATATCACTGACGTTATAGTAATATGAACCTGTCGGAACGTTAGTGCCATCAAAGGTAAACTGTATTGTTTCACCTTCAGACGCAGAGTCACTTGTCTTATTCGTTACAAGAGAATAAGATGGAGTTGCGTCCTGTATGATTATAGTATCAGATGCGACCTGTGTGCCTGTGTAACTACCAATGTGTGCAGTCATCTCAACAGTAATACCACCCGTTGCAGAATCCTTGACACCAATTTCACTAGTAAACAACTCAGAATTAGTACTAATTGACTTTGCAGTAGGTTGCGGTGTAACGATGTCCGCACTGTCAGGACTTGAGATTGTCCTGAAGTTAACGTAGATGTTCTCGGTGTTGTTGTTACCCGCATCAGGAATTACATATCCAGACAATGTGGTACCTTCTGGTATACTTGTACCCATCCCAATCGTATAAACGGGTAAGGATGTATCATTAACTGATATGTCACCGGTAGACGCCAATACAGACCCACTGGCGGTGTCTGAGACGTATATTCTGAAGGATTCCGTGCCTTCTCTCTTCTGATCCAGATCCAACGTTAAATTGATCACTCCGTTGTTACCTGCAACAATAAAGGACTCTCGACTACTTATATCTGACCAACCTGCACTGAAGTCGTCTTCGTTGACCGTACCTGCGATATAATAGTAGTACAACCCATCTGGCGCACTTGTAGTGAAGATAGACTGCATTGACCCACCTTCATCCTGTGACACAGCTGGCGTAGTCAACGCATAGGTTGCATCACCAATGATAGTGTACCCCAATCGTTCCACTTCCTCACCAGACGTGTTAGTCAAAACAAAGAAGAAGTCTTCGTTGTCCGAATCCCCGTTGTTTTCAAGGTTGAACGGCACAGTTCCTGAATTACTTGTGAAAGTAATATCAACAGGGCCAGTTGAGTCAGGTGGAGTTGTAGTAAAGTCCGCATCTGTAGTTGTGACATGTTCGAGATAGTAACCCGCTCGAATACCGTCTTCGATATTTGTGCCTGTAACATTAAAACTCAAAGCATCACCGTTCTGTGCACCAACAATTGAAGGTGTAATCTGGAACGTAGCGGTCTGATTCTCCATTTGTATTTGTCCGCCATGATCTCTCTCTGGATTAAAGAAACCGCCACTTGATGTAACGAGATCCAACGACACAACTCCTACAGTTTCAAAAACATCTGAGGCTTCAGTTGCGGACAGAACATATGTTGCAGTTGTCGCAGTGATAACGAACGATCCGGTCTTAGTGATGATACGAGAATCTGTTCCACCAATAGTGTAGTTTACCGTTGTGCCTACTGTGGTAGCATCTACCGTTAACTCAATTTCGATATCATTACCTTCTGTTACGGTAACAGTAGGATCAGGGGATACACTGAATGTTGGTTCCTTGTTGTTGATTGTAATCAGAGGCGATGTTGCTTTGAGAATATTACTTCCTGTATAAAGCTTGACAAGGAAAGTTTCTGTGGTATCATTGTCTCCATCTACCTTTGTTTGAACACTGAAAGAACCACTGTCATCTCTAATGAGTAACGGTGTAAAGTCGTTTGTAAACGTTCCCGTAACAAAGTCCGCACTATCCGCAGAATCTATCGCGGAAGGAATGACTTGATACTTCAGTGTAGTAGAACCACTATTTGGCACTAAAGAACCCGCTACGGAGAACTGTACGCTATCACCTTCATCTATTGTTGTAAGAGATGGGGTAATCGTATATGATGCCTCCACGTCCTGTATTGTTATGGGTTGTATAACAACCTCACGATTTTCGTCATCGAAGAAGTGTACGTGAAAGGTTTCGTCTGTTTCAGTTTCGTCTGAGTCAGCAAAGGTCTGCAAATAGACTGACGCAGAGTCGTCTCTCATGACAATAGTTTGTCTATTGTTCGAGTCAGGTAAAGGTACACCATTCGCAAAGTCTGCGATATTAGTTTCACCCTTGTCGATATAGTACTCGTATGTACCACCTCGACTGGGTATATTAGAACCTACAAGACGAACCCTGAAGTTAACGCCTTCACCTTCCGCAGAATCCGGTTCGACATAAGCCGCATATACTTCATTTTTTCTACGTGTTACTATACCTTCTTCTGTGGTGTAGAGGCTGGAATATGTTGTATACCATTCTTGTTCTTTTAGAGATGGGAGAACAAAATCTAACCACCTTTTAGTTTGTGCCGCTGTGGCAGTCCCCGAACCAACCGCAACAAAGACATCTACGTCCCCATTGCTTGCGGCAGAATCTCCATTGAGTTCCGCATCTCCGATCTTGAAACCATCGAGGGCAGTAGTCTGTGCCCAAATTGCAAACTCGGGTGGAGTGGTGGTTAAACTATTAACAACCTTTACCATTTCCGCTACGAACTCATCGGTAGGAAGTCCTTGACCGACTAATTGGGTTGAAATCATTTCCGCGAACACACGGTCTGAAACAAGTAGTTCTCCACCGAGGTACATACCTGCGGGGTGAACGAATAACTTAAATAGGTCTTTCCACTCAGAGATAGGTACCGAAGATCTTACCAGATACGCAAAGGTTTGGTAGAGTTTATCGTCCGTCAAGAAATGTAATGACTCAGCACCAATTGCGGAACCCACTTCATTTAACTTAAATATCTGTTCTTGCGTCTCAACAATTTCTGCATCAATACCAAAGAAGGATCGGAAGAACCATTGAATCGCAAACTTAGTACCCTTAGATCTGAATAGGGTATTGGAGAAGTTTGCAGCGGCACGTTTCTGTGCATCGCCTGTCGCAAAACTCTCGAAGTACGAGTCACCTAAGAGTAACTCATCCTCAATGTAAGATAAAAGTGTGATGTCTGTTTCTGTGATGTCACGTGTCGCAAACAAGTGACTGAGTAGTTCTGTAGACTTCTCTTCTGATAGAAACTCATAGTAGTACGTCAACAACTTAATGAACTTTGGATAAGACGTAGAGAAGTGATCCGGTAGAACTACATCTACCTGATTAGGTTGAAGACGAAGATGTCTCCGTCTTTTATCTAAGAAGTTACTATGCATAACTTAGAGACACGCTGGAGGAGTTGGCCACGTGACATCCGAAACATTGTCTATTGTAGACATGTCTAGGGATGATGGCAAGTCTCTCAATTGAGTCCTGTAAGTAGTTACCAATGCCTTGTCTGAATCAGAGAAAGGAGAGTCTGGAAGGATAGCGTAGTCACATGCCCACAACTTGTTAGTTCTCTGTTGGCGTATATCTGCTAACAACGCATCACTACTCCAAGTCCATTCTGTACCATTCCAAGATGCATGTTTATTAGGTTTAGCAGGCAAATCTTGCCAATCGGTTCCGTTGTGCCATTTGGTGTCCATCCATTCTACAAAACTCATACCCAATGCGTTCTGAATCCGTCTGACTGTCAATCCACCTTGATCGGTGCCATCTGCGCCATAGAATCCGTTATTTGCAGCGATTTGAACTACAGTCCCTTGACTGTTGACCAACGCGACATTTTGAGCATAATCATCACTCATTAGTAGTCTCCATATATCCTTTCTTTCCCCGAAAAGTAAATACCAAACGAGGTTGGGTTTGTGTTGCTGTATGGTGAAAATTGTTGGTTCCAGATTCGAGTGGCGGTGCCATATGTCGAATGTCCGTTACTGAATCTAACACCACGCCGTATAATTAGGTTAGTCATTGTATCATAATAACAAAGACCTGCATTCACATAACGTTCATCATCATAACTATGCAACAATGTCTGGTGACTGTATGGTGAACTACCAATATCATCTATATGAAAGTTTCCTGTCTTTGCATGAATAGTACTGTCAAACGTTACAGTCGTACCATCTTCACCAAATTGTTTAAGACCATAATCACCATAAGAGGTAGCATTAGTCGCTGCTCTAAGTACTATATAGTCACAAGTGGTTGGGTTAGCCCCATCCCCTGTTCCTTCATAACACAACAAAAAATCACATTGGGTTTGTAAACCGTTACTTGTCATTTCCGCAGTGATCCATCTTGACGAACCACTGGTCATACTCGCTACCGTAGGTTTAAACAACAAAATGTCGTCCGAGAAAAAGGTCACTGAACTAGCAGAACCAGTTTCCCATGTCGTTACACCAGTAATACCTTCTTCGGTGTTAAGGACATACTTACCTGTTGATGGTCTTGTAACTTCGATACCGTATGCCATTATGATGTCCTAAATGCAGTATAACCGATTGATTGTGTGTCTAAAGAACCATTATTTATTCGGAAACTAGTGCTCGTGATGTTGCTAACAGATATGGCATATGGTGCGTTATCGTTATCGGTGTCTAACAACCATATTGAAACCCTATCAACATTGTCCGCATAGACCGTGACATATCCTACTGGATTGTCTTCGGTAACATTCGCAACACCTGCCGCACAAACTAGAACATGTTCTTCATCATTTGTCCATGTTCTATTATTACTTGTGTTTCTAATCTCAACTCCATATTTAACAGCAACTGTAGGTGCAGAATCATGAAAAGTCAATCGTGTACGACCAATAAATCCGCTACTGACAAAGTCCGGAAATCCATGTGGCGCATCACTTGTCTTGTGGTTGTATTGATATTTGAACTGAGTCTTACCACCAGTTAAAGTTCTAGTGAAATCGCCATACTGAAAAATAGTAGGCCCAATCTTTACATGAGTCCATGCACCAGTTACATTTCCATTAAACTGCATGAATATGTAACCGTTACCAGTGGTACTATTGTCTCCGTAAAAGTAAAACTCTTCCAAAGTGGCACCACTGTACATATCTGCACCAGTGTCCGCGAGCGCACCCATTGTCTGACCCCCAGTCAGATAATCTGACGTAGAGTATCCTACAACCGTGGTGGTGCTGGCATAGATAAAAAATCTACCAGAATCAAATGTGGTGTTCCAAACTGCGGCCATCTTACGATAGATCTCCGATCAATACTCGTGTAACATAAGCACCACCAGTATAACTCTTAATAGTAATCTTGTCACCTGCAATAATAGTCTGACCAACGTTAGAGTTAGTATTTGTATTAGAGAATCCTGTCGCAAACTCATCCGCAGTAACAGTACCTGCAACGATAAGGTTTCCATCGATTGCTTCAGTCTGTTCTATCCACGTGGTACCGTTATAGATGTACACCTTCTGTGAAGTTGGTGTACTTATAGTACCCTTGTAGAACCACGCTTGGTCTCCTGAGACCTCAGCGCCAGGCGCATCTCCGACATAAACACCTTCGTCCCATGCTTCCGCTGCATCCGCAGCAGAGGCAGGAAGTGCACCAGTCGCAGTCGCTGATGCGTAGTTGACCGCATCAACATCGATATGCCATCTACCCGCACCTCTCGATCCACTTCCACCAGATCCAGCAGTTCCGTCAGTTACTACGGGAACCGTTTCTGTGTCTACAACAGTAGTTCCAACAATCTGTTCGATACGAATTGACTCATCACTGTCCGCAAGTGTGTATGTTCCACTTTGACTGGTGATATTTACCCCAGCACCTTCAGTACCTGCATTGGTCACAAAGTAAGTTATCTTACCATAGTCACCAACAGTAGGTGTACCGTTTCCGATAACACGTTGTTGTGACATAGTTAATGTCGCAGGTGTATGAATAGTGTTATTCTGGTTTGCTTTAATAACACTCGCAGAGGTTAGAAGTCTGTATACAGTTGCGGGGGTACCTGCGTCACCAGCTCTCGATTTATTGAGACTAAACTTTGCACTCTGAGCTGGATAACCAGTTTTAGTTGCAGAGAATGTCACGTTACCTACATCTTGAGTAAGAGCAGTAACTGTGACTGTCTTAGTATTAGCACCAGTTATTGAACAGTTGTTGGCGTTAGTACTAATAGTCCAGTTAGAAGTATCATCAACCCCGTTTAAATAGATAGTCCAAGTGGTAGTTGCACCACTAAAGTTACCATTGTTACCATCTTCATCTGTAGGAATGGTATGACTCTCGTTGTCTAAGTCATTAATAACTACATCTGCTGGATCGTCCGGATCTTGCGGATCAGCACCATCACCACCACGTTGAGACTTGGTAAATGAATATCTTTTATCGATTAACATGTCACCAGTAGCATTAGGTATCTGTGTTTGTGGGACGGTTACTTGGAAGTCAGCAAATCCTTTAGCTGCACTTGCAGAAGCGACAGTATACACACCGTTACTTGCGTTGATACTTACATCAACTCCAGTCTCATCGTCTACTGTAAAGGTACAGTTAGAAGTGATTTCAGTGTTACCACGGAATACCTTAAAGGTACCACCTGCATCAGTGAGATCTCCGATGATAACTCCCGCAGAATCGTATGCTTCCACGTGTGCTTCGTTGGTTAGGAATGCTGAGATTGCAGCACCTTCCTGTAAACCAAATACTGTGACGAAGTCTTTTGCTTTGACAACGTTATCTTCGTATGATCTTACTTGTACTACATATGCGGAATCGACGCCAGGTTCGTCATTGTCAGCAAGAGTGAAAGTACTACTTGCACCTTGCGCTTGTTCCTCAACAAAACTTGCACCTGCACCTTTCTTGAGTAGGAAACTCCAGTTCTCAGTACCAGTAAACTCATCGTTATTCTCTGCGGTAAATGTCAAAGTGTCGGTTTCAGTAGTACCATCTGGTGCATACCGAATGACTTGACCTGCATTTGGAATTAGTTTAACGGATCGTGCGTTAAGACCTGCATCACCCGCACTTGTTCCTTGAGGGCCAGTACTACCACGGACAGATTTTGCGACCGAGTATTGTCTTTCGATTACTTTGTCTATTCCAACGCCGGGTATTACCGCATGAGGAATAGTCGCAGTGAAGACCGCAGTACCCAGTACAGTTGCATTACTTGCAAAACTGTTTAGAGTATAGACACCCGTTGTGGAGTTGATACCTACATTGATACCGGTGTTGGCTGTGTTTGCAAAGGTTACACCATTACCAGTAGTAATGTCTTGAGAACCTAAGAAGACTTTGAATGTACCACCACCATCATTCAATGCGGTAGTTGGTGCACCAGTAGAGTCTGCGGGTTCAATGTGTGCTTCGTTTGTTAAGTGACCGTTTGTTTCGAAACCATTTACAAGACCAAACACAGAAACGATGTCTTGTGCTTTTTCTGCACTGTCTGATCCATTAGTGTTTTCAAACATCTCACACTTGATTACTTTGACACCTGATATAGAAGGTTCGTCACCGTCAGCAAGAGTGTAGTCAGGGCCACCATTCTGTTTTACAACATATGTACCATCTGCGGCATTTGCGTCTTTAATAGACCACTTATACGATAAGGTGTTTGCGCCATTTTCTGGTACTGCACGGAATGTTAAGGTATCTGCTTCTGCACCTGCACTATCGAATCGTACTACTTGACCATTGAGAGGTAATACTTTTACTGCACGTGCATCACTACCAGATGGGCCTTCATCCCCGTCCTTACCAGAACCACCTATTAGTTTGGCAATACTGTATGTTTTATTAATAGTTACGGATGAAGAACTGCCGGGAATCAACGATGCAGCGACAACTGCTCGCAGATTAGCGGTACCGGAATGAGCACCAACACTGTCGAATGAACCGATCGTGTATGTACCATTGGATCCAATAGTTGCGTCAATACCAACTTCTGATTGAACCGAGTATGTTATACTACCATTACCTGTGACATCTGTACCACCAACAAGTACTTCGAAAACACCACCAGCATCTCCAAGAGAACCGGTTAACACACCTGCACTATCTGCGGGTTCTGAGTGAACAGAGTTTGTAAGATTACCAGTGACTGCGGGAATACCTGTCTCACCACTGTCACCGGGCGCACCTACACCATCAGCACCCTGCGCTCCTGAAGCTCCGTCTCTGACACCAATTATGGAAACAAAATCGTTTGCAGAGGAATCCCCTGAAGCGTTAAGTACGGATACTTTAAGTAGTTTTGATGCGCCTGCGGCAGGTTCTAGATTGTCAGGTAACTGGAATGTTGTAGTAGTATTCTGACTTGTACTAGATTGTTTTAGTACATTGTCTACGAAGAACTGGAAGGTTCTGTCGGAGTCTGCCTTAAAGTTTTGGGCAGTTGCTTGGAAGTTCAACGTTGAACTCTCTACGGTACCGGTACTGTCGTAATGTATGACTGTACCATTAAGAGGTTCTAGTTTTACAAAGGTTGGACTTTCTCCCGCAACACCACTTCCACCACCCTCAATGATCTCACCACTTACAAGGAGGTTGGTTGCGTCTGCAAAGTTTACATTATCACCCTGAACTTCAATTCTCTTGTCACCAAGGTAGATGGTACTACCACTGAGATACAGATCCTTCCACTTTCTGGATACAGAACCTAGATCATATTCAGAGTCCGCCAGAGGTATAATATTACCTGCGGTCAATGTACGAGTCAATGCGTTATAGGAAAGATCTGGATCAGTCTTTACTGAATCTCCAACACTAGTTGCATTTGAAACCATTGTGGGGTATAATAGTACTTGTTCACCCGCAGAATCTACTTTGAGTTTACCCGCAATGTTTGCAGTAGTTGCCGTTGTGACATAATCGAACACCGCTTTGGAAGTAGGTATAGAAGAGTCAGTTAGATTATTAGAGATGCCGTCCGCAGCGTCGACAAACTTACTAACAAAGACTCCTTCTGTGTAGTCCTGTAAAGAACCAAACGTCACTTTACCTGTGGTGAATGTGTCACCCCCGATAGTAAGTTCGTTGGTAACGTTGAAGTCACCCGCAACCTTTGCGCCTGTTCCTGAGTCTACGACATTCTTAGTGTAGTCTGCTAGCAGATTCCCAAACGTTATTTGTTTGGTGGTCGCGACACTAACGTCATTTATAATTAAAACATCACTATCCTTGAGATCTGCGGCGGGGAGTGTGTTCAATTGTGAGATTTTAATATCTGCCATTTAACTATTTTCCTATACGATGTTTATCGTGTTACCCATACCGGAATGGCTGGTACACTGGTAGTATAAAGTTGAGGGGGCACTCATAGGAACCGCGAATAAAACTGACCCTACTTCTACTGAGTTGTTTGTTACTCCGGTTGAGTATGCTGCACCACCATTAGAAACCCTGATCTCAAACGGATGACCCGATGCTGTCAAGTCGAAACGATATGTGTCTCCTCTACGCAAGTATAAGACGGGATCGTTCTCCGGAGAAGGGAAGAATACATTTTGACGATCTGAAAATGTATAGTCTCCCGAACCGTTATTGGTTACTTTAAATGAGTACTGAATACCACCTGCATCAATACTGAAGTCACTGTCTAGACCTAGTGAGAACTTCGCAGCGCTGTCTAGGTATGATATGTGATGAACGCCAGGATTTAATCTGAACTTAGATTGTACCTCGACACCATCATTACCCGAAAGTGAACCACCAAAGTGTGGGTAGTATATTGCGTCTACACTTGCCTGATTGATCTGTACGTTAGTTGCATTGGTTGCACTAAGTGCAGCAACGTTAGTAATACCAGAACCATCACCGTTGAAGTATGTTGAGGAGAAGGTGCTTGTTGATGCCTCATAGGACAAGTTTGTAGTGAAGTCTACACTGTCACCACCTGAATTATGATCACCTCTCAATAGAGGATAGAACGAACCAACCGCACCAACACTATCTGCGATGACACCACGTGCATTTGTTGCAGCAGTCGCGACAAGTGCAAGATCCGCAGTGGATGCATTACCCACAAGACTCGCAACAACAAGTGTATCAGTGGAGGGGTTATATGTTATACCCGCATCAACACCAACCGAGTCTGTACCTGCCGCCTGAACGAAAGGAATAAGGAAAGATGCGTCAGTTGTCGTAGAAACTGTGTTAATTTGACTTGCAATAACACCTGAACCTGCCGCACCCTGTTCATCGTTTGCGTTGGCCCATTTGTTACCGTCATACTTGAGGATCTGACCAGCAACCAAACCACCGAAGTTATCAGTGACATCGTTCAAGGAAGTTAGGTTAAAGTTCGCAGAGTCCGCGACACCAGCAGTATATGCAAACGTGGCAGAGTCTGCATTACCAGCAATATCAGTGGTCAACTTTCCTGTACTAGGATCAAAGGTAAGACCTGCATCACATTGAACCGAATCGGCACCAGTTTGGTTTTCTTTGAACATGACGAAGAGATCGCCAGAAGTTCCGGCCTTACTAAAGACCTTCTTCGCAGCGCCCGCAATCAATGCAGTCGATGCTTTGTTCGCACTGTCAATGTTAGATGCGAGAAGATCCCCGAAGGTGATATACTTCGTTTTCTTCGCACTTTCGTCCACAATTACGAGAAGATCGGAGTCAGAAGCATTCGCTCCTAGCAGCTGATCCAGTTCACTAATTTTTATACCTGCCATCTCTATTCTTCCTCAAGAATCTGTATTGTTATTTATACTAACTAACAGTAAGGGTTACGGTCACATTCTCAGAGATTCCGCCAGTTGGTGTGACTCTATACACAAACTGATCTGATCCCGATTGACCAAGTGTACCGGTATATGTTGCAACACCCGTACTTGAATTGATTGTTACTGTTCCTTTTGAAGGTGTACTCACAATACCATATACTGGACTAGAGAAATTGTCATTAGTCGACACATTGATTAGTTCTGGAGTTCCCGCAGTCACACTGAACGCACCAAGGGTTGTTGCAATAACATCCTGTACTGCACCCACCGCAACCGTAACTGTCTTAGTCAACTTCATCGGAGACGAACTGTCACCAAAGAGAAGATCGATATCAAACGTATCAGTACCGTTCCAGTTACTGTCAGGTGTGTACTTATATTCACCTGTTGCAACTATTACACCTGAAGCACTTGTTATCAACTTATTATATGTTACTGTCGCAGTACCATTGTCTGCGGTGTTAGTACCCAAGGCGAAACCATGTGTGTCCAATGGTACATTAACCATTTGGAAGTTCTCTATGGTAACTGGCGTGTCCTCTAGTGTTGATGTTGCAAGAGGTGATGCAGTTGCTGCGCTGTCTTGAATACCATACAACTCGTCTCCATTTAACTGGAGGTTGTCTATGTCATATTGTGTAATGATAGGCGCAGCTGGATTTATTGCCTTGTACATCGAGACCTTCATCTCGAAGTCGAGGGTATAAATTACTGTACGTCTTGCCTCTAGTGCCGCCTCAAAGTCATCTGAGAAAGTAATCCCCTGTAATGTTACAGGTACATCTTCTTTAACCCCAGAGAAATCTTCGAGAGGTCTCATGGTTATTGTGTAAGAAGGTGTGAAGTAAGGTAGTATCTGTTCAACGATCTGTAGTGCATCGTCCTGACCCTTTGCGTATATATTCAACTGGAAGTTGATGTTATATGGGACAGGGGTAAACACTTGTGTAGACTTACCGAATGTTGAGGACGGTATAACACAGTTATTTACTTTTGGCAACTGTCTTTGTGCATCATAGTTCATCGCAACAATCTCGAAAGACATACGAGGTAACTTGACTGCAATCTTACGTTCACCCTGTTCGCCTGATTTGTTCATTGCATCAATACGTGCAATAAAATCTCTTGCGGGTGCATAGGATAGAGGTACTTTGACCTGAGATATGGTTGCACCACTAGAGTTCTTTCTTAAAACGTTTACGTTATTAAAAAGAGAACCGAATACTGCAACCGCAGATCGTATACGTTGATGATAGAAATGGTTACCAAACATTATTCAGGATCTCCGAATGGATTGTTTTCAGAGAAGTCCAAGAACCCATCCCCAATTGTATCAAAATCATCATTCATCGCACCGTCTTGTAGATCTTGTACGACAGGAGAACCGGATGGTGTAACACTTGTACCGGACGATTGACCTACTATATTTGCGGTAGTAGTCCAGTTATGAAACTCACCATCCGTTGCACCAGAGTGGATCAGATACAGAAGACCGTTGGCATCATCATGATCACCAACTTCACCAACCATCGTGTATGTACCATTGTTTTGTTGAATCTCTTCACCAATCTCAAAAGTGACACCTGTAGGTATACTGATCTTTGCAGCGTATGCAAGTTCTTCGATGGTGTTGACTTCACCCACATTGGTATCAAAGTCTTCGTCATTATACTCAAAGAGTTCACAACGCATCTTGAATACAGGAAGGTTCTTCAACTGATAGAAAGGTTGTTCTGTCTCTACACGTGTGATTTCGAACATAGACTGAGAAAGTGTGAGGTATATTAGATCACCCTCTCTCGGACGGTAGAACTCTTTTACGCCAGGTTCGTTTTCATAACGTCCTACCTGATTCAACCATCGTCTACGTGACACCACAAAGGTGGCTGCGTCACGGATCTCGATACCAAACTTCGAGAAGAGGTCACCCTCTCCATCGAAACCTTCAGTATTCTCTACATACATTTCTATCTTGTACGCATTTTCAAAACGACTCACCGAGTCATCTTGGAAGATACCGTCTCTGCGGACAAGCTCACGGGGGATGTAATATACATCTTGACCATATATCTTCAGGGACTCAATGATTATATCTTCATAGAGTGCCTGTTCGTTATGGGTTCCCTGCGTGAAATAGGAGTTAACAGCCATTCATTACCCCACGAAGAAGTCAGGTGGAGACTCATACTCTAACCGCATCTTCTCTTCTAGTCTGAGAAGTTCTTGGGTAGCGTCCTCGTATATCTGACGACCATTCATCGTCACACCGCCAGGCAATTGCACACCTTCAAACTTAATAAGGTTTGCACCCCATTGCTGTTTGATTGCTTGTGTGGTATAATCTCTCAAGAATACATCATTCCAAACGTTATATGAATTACCATCTACCCACTGATATGCCTCTGCAATAAGATAGTCACCTACCTTCAGATCTTCGTCTTCGAAGTTACCGTGTAGATAAAGTCTTCGTTGATTACGTGAGAATGTGGTGATGGGTTGTCCTTCCAAGATATTATCAAGGAAGTTTAGATACTGTTCTAACTGGTAGTAGTATGACATACCACCCGAGAACTGTAAGAAGTCACCCATACTGTTCAACATTAATTGATATTTAATATCAAACATGTTGACGGAAGACATGATATGTCCGAATGGGAAGACTCTTGTGATGACCGGTATGTCAGCTGATATCGGAATATAACTGTTGTCAATATCGGTCTGCGTTATCTGGTGTTTCATAAAGATACGTACTGTCGCATCATCGTGAAACTCTCGGTATAAGGCTAACGCATCATCCACACGATCTTCCACCTGATCGGTGTCAACATTTATTTCTATAACAGGTTGACCCAGACGGCGAAGACAATAGTCAATCAGAGTGTCCCGTGATGTTACCGCTGCCATTTATCTTGCTCCAATTAGTGTTCTAACTATTTATGCCCCCCACAGGATTGCGCCTGCGGAATCAAAAATGATTAGTTGATTGTTGTTTGTATCAAAGAATCCTGTGTTTGCCTTTACTGAGTCTGCATTCAAAGATGCACGGATAAGGATATCGTTATCTGTCGAGTCACCACGATCCGTAACATCTTGTAGATTGTCTACTTCAGTTGCAGAGAGGGATGCAAAGGTTCTTTGTGCAACACTATCCGCAGAGGTTAGTACAAGTACAGTGGTAGTTGTATTGTTGACAGGTAGATTGTTTGCAGTAATACCACCCTTCAAGAATACTTGATTGGTCGTAGAATCACCACGGTCTGTAACAGACTGTAAGGTATCTTGACCAAGACCCGCATCATCAACAAGGTTTGCAAAGGATCTAATACCAACACTATCTGTAAGTTCATTAAGAACCAGAAGACTTGTGGTGGTACCATCACTCTCTGCTTGAGTCATGGATAGACCCGCAATTGTGATTGAGTTGGTGGTTGAGTCACCACGATCAGTTACGATCTGTAATGTATCCGCACCTAATCCCGCTTCGATTGCAAGACTTGCGAAGTCACGTTTACCAACACTATCTGTCGCGAGGTCTAATACTAGAATAGTACGTGAAGAATCACTGTCAATCTGTGATATCGTCAGACCACCTGCACGGATGTTATCACCCTGTGAGATAAGTCCCGCATCATCTGCAAGGTTTGCAAATGAACGTATACCCACACTGTCTGTGTTGAGGTTTAATACAAGTACTTGATCAGTCGCAGAATCACTATCTCTTGCAGTGATCGACAATCCATTCGCAGTGACTGCATCACCTTGACTGATAAGTCCTGCTGCATCTGCTAAGGAGTTGAAGGATCTTTTACCAACACTGTCGGTGTTTAAATCCAGTACGAGGATCTGATTGGTGTTGGCGTTTGAATCTGCTTGTGCGATCGTAAGACCACCCGCAGAGATATCATCCCCCTGTGCAACCAGTCCTGCTTGTTCTGCTAAGTCTTTAAATGATCTCTTACCGATCGAGTCAGTGTTTAGATCGACAACCAAGAGTTGGTTAGTATCAGAGTCAGAATCTAGATTAGAGATTGTCAAACCACCCGCAGTAATATTATTACCTTGGGATATCAGTCCTGCTTCTGACGCAAGACTCTGGAATGATCGGATACCTACACTGTCAGTGTTTAAGTTGAGAACAAGGATCTGGTTAGTATCGGAATCACTATCTCTTGCAGATATGGTCAAACCACCTGCATTGATATCATCACCCTGTGCAATCAATCCTGCTTCGGTTGCAAGTGAGTTGAAGGTTCTCTTACCTACACTATCTGTAGTTTCATTCAACACCAGAATTGTGTTAGTGGTAGCGTCACTATCTACTACGGTAAGTTGTAATCCACCGATAGATGCCGCATCACCCTGTGCGATAAGACCTGCATCTTCTGCGAGAGACCCAAATGATCTCTTACCAACACTGTCTGTCAGAAGGTTACGTACCAACAACTCTGTAGTTGTAGGATCTGAGTCTAACGCACTTAGGGATAAACCACCTATTGTGATTGCAAGACTAGTAGAGTCACCACGAGCAGTGACCTGTTGTAATGTATCTGCACCCAGATCAGATAAAGATGCAAATGATCGAATACCTACACTGTCTGTAATTTGGTTTAATACTAGAATACTGGTAGTAGTTGGATCACTATCCGCAACGGTAAGTTGGAGTCCACCTGCGGTAATTGCATCTCCTTGTGCAATGAGACCGGCATCTGACGCAAGTGATTGGAAGGATCTCTTACCAACACTGTCTGTAGAGTCATCAAGAACCAGTACAGTTGTCGTATTAGGGTTACTATCGACACCTGTAATTGTAAGACCACCAGCGGTAATCTGGTCACCCTGAGATATAAGTCCTGCCGCATCTGCGAGACTCGCAAACGAACGTAGACCAACACTATCTGTCAGTTCATTCAGAACCAGAAGACTTGTTGTTCCACCGTCCGACTCTGCACCGGTAAGACGCAGTCCACCAATAGTAATTGCTAAAGATGTAGAGTCACCCTTGGTTACTACTGCATGTAGAGTATCTGCGCCGCCGCTATCACCTATCAGTTCTCGTAGACTAATGAGTCCTACCGAGTCATTGATGCCGGGATTACGGAGTGCAAGGAGCATCCTCTCACTACCACCCTTCGCAGAATCTAATTCGTTTCCTCTAAAGATTATACCGTTGAGGAGAGGTTGTGAGGTGAAACTACGAGTACCGGAAACAGTCGATGAAAAGACCGCACCATCAGCAATAGGCAGACCCGCATTGGGTTCTGCTTGAGAGATGTCAAGAAACGTATACCGATCTGAATCTAGTTTGTCTAGATCTCTTGCCCGTATCTTTCCGCTGAGTTGATTGAGTCTTTTAATCGCCATTTACTTTATCCGTTTAGGGACTCCAGATAAGAGAACGTGAACTTTGTATTTCCCGCCGCGGTGCTGTTATTGAAACAACGGATCTTATTACCCTGTTGCACAATTAGTTTACCCGTGATCAGCCCTGCTGCATCATTGGGTTGCACTTCGAAGTTCTTTACAAGTTCCGTCTTCACATCTGAGGTTGTGTCGTGATGTTGTAGAGTGACTTTATTAATGTCTGTCTCAGAGATGTTCGCAACCTGAGCCATTAGAACGATTGCAGTAATGCCGTTCGGACAAGTATAAACAACGTCTGAGTCTCCAGTTAATCCACCACCAACGTCTGCTAGGAGTGCGGTAGATGTTTTGAAAGTATTTAATGGAATTGCCATTGTTTATTAACCCTCTAGAGCCAGTATGTAAGGTGTTAGGATAGCAAACAGGGATCGTTCGAAGGTCTCACCTTCAATACGTCCTGCTGCCCTGTTAATTGTTAAGTCTGCACCAATACGGAAGTCACCCAACTGATCCGTACTTGTGAATACCACAAGACCTTCTTGGGTTGCAGAATCGAATACTACCTCACGTTGTCGACTTGGTATACCACCATTCTGAGGTATTGCAGTGAACGTGTTAGTACCTGCACCCACATACTCAAAGGTATGAGATGAAGTAGTAATTTGAGAACGTTGATGAAAGTTTACATTCTGTGCACCCAGATACAAATCATTGTTTAGAGGTGGTTGGAAAGTAACATCATATACGCCAGGAGATACCGAATCAACAGAAGTGACAGTATAGAAAAAGTCTTCACTGTCTA